GGTCTTGTTTAATGTTAAATAATATTTTTACTCTAATTTCATTTATACCTATATTTGAATCATCATCATTACTTAAAACCTCAATATTTCTTACCTCAACGAAAGGTAACCAAAATTCAAACTTATCCATTATAGCATTTTGAACACCAATTAAATTTTCAGTTATAATATGTTCAAATAATAATGTTCTTAAATTTAAACCTAAGTTTGGTTGAAAAAATCTTTCACCTTGATTTGTTTGTAATAAATTTCTTATATTGTTTTTTACGGCTTCTATGGTTGTTGAAGTTGACGCAAAAAATCCACCCAACCCATCATCCCGTCTAATTGGTAAATCAATACCAATTTTAACTTTAGTATCGTTATCTTCAATAAAAGGTTTTCTTGATGTATCTTTAATAGCCATTATAATAAATCCTCAATATCTTCTCTGATTAATTTTACAGTTGTAAATTCTCTCTGCCCATCCTCATCCTCTACATCAAAATCTTCATCCGAATCAGGTGGTTCTCCAATAAATACAAAACCAGTTGATTCCAATCCACCATCATCTTTACCTAAATTTATTGGTGGTAAAATTGAACCACCCTTTAATAGAGGAGTAACAGCTTTTTCTATTTCACCTTCTAATGAATCTATCAATGAACCTAAACCAAGTGGGTCTCCTATTTTTTTTAGTGTTTTTAGAATTGGTCCATATTCACCTAACATAGTATCCAATTCAACATTTACCAATTGCTCTGGTATTTTAAATTTTTCTACAACAACAGGGGCATTTAATCGAGTAATTCTAAATTCAGCTTCTGTTAAGAATTTAGCTATTGCTTCTTTAGTATATTCAGCTTCTCTTTCAATGAAAGAACCATTGGAAGTATCAAGTGGTTTTGTTATTCCAGTATCTCTAGCTGCCTTCACTTTAGCATCAATTAAATCTTGCTTTAATCCCATTATTATCCACC